GCTTCTAACTGCCAGCCGCCTGCCTGAATGCGCAGTGAGTGTTCTACCACGCCTTCGAACATACCGATAAGCGGTTCACTTTTGTTGCCCGTCACTTCTTCCAGCGCCACTCTCAACTGACGAGTGCGGATGGCGTTAGTACCAAGCGTGTACTCTTTACGTGAACCTGATGCATACACAGTAAACATTAGCGAATCCCCTTAGCCAGTAACATTTTAAGTAACTGACGCTTGACGTGATTCAGAATCAAGCGCAGACACATAACACGAACCCAGCGAGGTAACCACGCCTGCATACCGATAGCATGTAGTATTTTCACATACATATTTAATCTCCAGTTTGTTGGCTTTATTCAGGTGAGTAATTCGCCCATTGTGACACGCCGTCTAACTCAACATGTGATGCGGAATTTGTTGGCGAGTCGGACGAACTACCCTGAATATTTGCCACGTCTTATTCAATCGTGTATCCCTCAGCTTTCGCGTTACTTCACCGTTGCCAGCTTTTCACGTTTACTCACCTCTAGCAGGACGATTCCTATTAGACGTTTGCCACTGTACTGATACGGCCTGTGTCTGTCGGCTTCTCTGTTGGCGCTGCAAGGGCACTACCCCTTGCCGTATACTCCTGCCCTATAACATAGGATTGTCAGGTACACGTTCCACACTCTGGCGGTTTATGTCCGTCCTACTCATCTAGTCGCGCTAGACCCCTCGGACTCATCCGGCAGCGGTCACTACTCGCTTTGAACCGGGTACTGCATTGCGGCGGCTATGTTGCCTTCCCTACGCTCGATTTTAAATCAGCACTTCTGTGTGCCTCACAACCTTAAATCTGCACCGCTTACTGCTTGATGCGTATAGTTGCATAACCGATTTGCTGGTGTCAACAACTATTTTCAATCTTTTTTCATCTGGCTGATTCTGTGATAGTCCGGCGCGTTAACCGTGCCGTCCTACCTGTTACACTCGCAACAAACCACCTTTCACAGCGTAGTTGATTGCGTTAGCTGCGCTCTGGCTATCGAATCCGGCATACTCATTGAATTGCTCAGTAAATGCTGTTGTGAGCTTATCTGATACGCCGTACACGATTTCGAGTGCAGTGGCGAATGGTTGATTGCTTTGGATTGCGTCATAGTCAACAGCGTTAGCTGCATCTAAGACGACTTCCTGGCGTTCCCACTCACCACACCCGCCTGTCAGGTCATATACTGACTGACCGTTCAGTTCTTCCCAGCGTACTAGCTTTGCTTCAAGCATTGCATGTACTGACAGTGCTACGCGGATTGCTAATGTGTTCATGCTCGTTCCCCTTATGCCTGTGCCATCAAAGTGTCTGATACTACGAAGAATGCATCGCGCGCATCGTCTCGCTCATCGTACGTATTTGACAGCACTGCACCGTTCCCGAAGTCTGTCTGTACTAGCCATTTGGCTATCCCTGTCTCATAGCTCAGGGATAGCCTCAGGTTGTTCACAGTCAGTTGCATGTACATTTGTGTATGTTTCATGATAGTTACCTTACTAAGTAATATTCGGTATGCATGTAGCGACCGTTTAAGTACACGGAATGCGATACCAGATTAGGATTGTTTGCCCCGCCTAGTGCGCAGTAACCAGCGTATGTAAGCTGATTAGCATGTGCGATATAGGTTGATGCGCCCATAGCCTTACCCTCGTTTGTTGGTGGACTATCACAGAACCAGACCAGATTGTTAAAGAGCGTTGTTACAGTACCGAAACCAGATTTTCGTATGCCTTAGCTGGCTGGCTACTTAGCGATGTGTTGCTTCGATGGGATGGATTACAGCATACCTCTGAATCATCCGTCAACAGGTAATTTCAAATAAATTCGAAAATAGATAGATACTGTGATTCCAATCACATATAAGTCATTGATTATAGCTTTATGAGTACTGATATAAGTCTATGTATATCAACAAGTATTATGAAAGCATCTACTACGATAAGAGTAGTAACTCTACGAGTATCGGAGGTGGACGAACGACAGCCGTCAGGCGTTCAGGAGTGAGGCGAACAGAACGTAGTGAGTGTGGCGACAGACACAGGAGTGAGTGAGTGTGAGAGTGTAGCCACCGGAGATAGTGACACAGAGTAGATAGTGATGATGATAGCTACCGATAGAGTAGCGATAGCAGTGACAGCAGACACAGAGCAAAAGAGATAGAGTAGCGACTAAGCAGGCGAGCGTGACGAGACGAGCGCAGCGAGACGAGGCCCAGCGAGCATAGCCAACGAGTGATGCACGTACGCATCCATCACCCGCCCGCCGCGCGATAGCTAAGCAACCAGCACATTGATAACCACCAATGCAATCATGATGCACAGCAATACAGTCACAGTCATAGTCATATCCTCAATGAGAGCCACGCACAGCTACGCTAGCAGCCAGCCAATGCAATCCCATACATGTGAGCTATCAGTGGCGCACAGGCGCGTACACGCAGCCACACGCATTATGCGCGCACATGTGCACACGCCAGCGCAGACGGGCACACGGGGGCGTTGCGCGTCGATTGGGTCGAGGGAGGCCCAAGCACAACTACCCAATTTTTATGCCCGGATAGTTGCGCCTGTTCAATGACGTGTATTACAGCTTAGCCTCTTCTTCAGCAATCTTGGCCTCAAGCTTAGCTTTGTACGCTTCCAGCTTAGCAATCAGCTTTTCCAGGAAGGCTTTCAGTTTCGCTTTCATGAGCGTGTTCCTTAATGGTTTCGTACAGGGCGGCACCAATTGTGTCGTCACCTGTCTCAGAGTTAACAGATTTGAAGATTTCCTGGGCAACCCACCAGAGTAGGCTGACCCAGATGCATAGTCCCAAAGGCATCATCACTTGTTGTCCATGTGCAAGCGGGCACCGACGACACTCTGCTGGTACTCCTGCTTCGTGTACACCTGGCCATCTGGAGCACGGACATAACATTCGAAGTAACTGTAATGGCCGCTCAGCTCCTTATTGTGGAGATAGGCGTTGCAGCTCACATAGCCGATTGGGTACTGGAGACACCAGAATAAGGCTCCCACGATGACCGGGAGCAAGGCACCCTTGGCGAGAGTCAGCAATGCATGGGCGGCGAGTTTGACAGTTAGTTTCACGATGACCTCATAGTGTTTGTGAGTAGTCCTTGCAGCGCTTCACACGCGCTAGAAGGGCAGCCCGATACTTAACGACAGTAGGGGCGGTGGAGGCGTTAAGGAAGGCTGCACGGGCATCACAGACAAGGGCGGCAACGGAGCGGCCTCCAATGGCATTGACCTTGGCGATTGTGGCAGGACCAATCTTCCCATCTGGAGTAACATTGCAGACCCGCTGTAGAGCCTTAGCCGCTGTACCAACACCGGAGTTGACCGCGAAGTCGAAGACGGCGACGGCAACTGGCAGCGGTAGTTGGTCTCCACAGATGGGAGTGTAGTAATCTCGGCGATAGATTGCTTCGGCTTGGGCGTGGGTGAGCTGCTTGACTGGGACCGGATTGGCCACACCAGGTACGCCCGACACCATGCCATCACGTACACCGTCACGAGCATCAGATATTCCAAAGTTAGTCTCCCCACCGGAGTCGCCGGGCAGGTTAGTGTACCCGCCCTCGGCCAGTCCGGTGAATTTCATGCATGTATCGAAGTTAGACATTATGGCATCCCAATGAGTTGGCCAATCAGCGTGCTCAGAGAACTGAGGTCGCCTGTGTGCAACGCGATGTAGATACCCGCTACGAGGGCACCCGTGGTGATACACCAGCGGATGACTTTAGCCCCGTTGACAAAGATTTTGCCGATGGTACTCATGGTCTGTTGGATGTCCTGGATTTGGTCCACGACCTGCAATTTCGCATTGACCTGCTGCCACCGGGCGTCGTTCTCACTCAGCTTCAGCAGCATGGCTGCGTCGCCTTGTTCCAGCGCGGTGATGCGCTTCTCGTGAGTATCGACTCGGGCTTCAAGGTTTTCCATACGGGCCTCCTGTGTGCCCATACGCGATTGCAGATTATGTTGTGGTTTCAGTGGTGGTTGTGTCGGTTGGGCTTCCATTAACTTTACCCTTACGAATCTTTAGGAATAGTAGCACCAGTCCGAAAACCAAAATCAGGATTGCACCAATGCCGATAGCAAATGACCACAGCAGGCTGCGTGAGTCGCCCTGAGAGACGATAATCTTATCTGCCCGCACGTTTCCATTGGTAATCTGTGAACCCTGCTTAGAAGCGTTTACAGCGCCTCCTGTGACGTCCTTAACCGTTACGCCTTCGTCACCCTGTTTGGCAGAGTCAACCTTAGCGTTACCGGATACGTCCTTCACAGTGCTGGAGTCCTTGCCCTGCTTTGCGTTTTCTACTTTCGCGTTGCCAGATACGTCACCGACCTTCGTGTCTTCTGAGGTCTTCGCAGTCACACCAATGCCCTGCTTAGTATTCTCGGCACCGACCTGTGCGGTGATGTCCGGCTTATTCGGCGAGATGGCCGATGTAGCAGCAGACAGCAGTGATGTGGCGGCGCAGCCCGTCAATGTCAGTGACAGTGAAAGGACTGCCCCAGCCAATAGCTGAGACAGTTTCATAGTATTACTCCGCGTCAGCGATAGCGGTTAGTGCAGCCTGCACACGGTCCAGGTACGCCTGGTACTCCGCAATCAGGGCGGTGTTACCAGTACGCAGGAAGCCGTCTTCTTCGAACTTGTGCAGGTATTTGCCAGCCATGTTGCAGGCTGCTTGAAGCTCTGCGCGTTGCGCAGCGGTAGATGCTGAAAGGGCCATGTGGCTCTCCTATTAAGCGAGGGTTACGCCAGTAACCACACCATTGGTTACGACGAGGGTTGCGGTGGTGCCTGTGCCAGTAGCGGCCACAGTGTCGCCATTGTCAACCAGCGCTACGGTAGCGGCCAGGTTGACACCAGTCAGAGTGGTGCCTGACACGACAGCTGTAGCATTGTGGCTATCTGCGCCAGCGCTGTTACGCACAGGTACAGTTGCGCCATTGGCAATCACTGCACCAGCTGGGGTGCTGGAGTAGCCTACAGCCGCCAGTGCATCTACGGCATCATTCAGATAATCAGCCAGCTCAGCTTCGCGTGCAGCAGTAGGCGCTACAGCAGACTCAGTGAACTGATGGGTGTACTTACCCGCATTCTCCAGCTTACCGTTGAGGGTAGCGCGCTGGGCAGCGGTAGCAGATACGAGACTCATACTCTCATTCTCCTGCGGGCACCACGCACGTTCTGGTGGCTGTGCTCAGCCTTCCAGCGTTTGTCGTCGTAACCCATGGGGTTGTTGATAAATTCTCGTGCAACAGCAGTGGCGCGCTTCTCGGCCTCTTGGCCTTCGTCTTGCTCCAGTACCGCTACGTGAAGGAACACAGCAGCTGACAGGGCTTCCACGCGGTCGTCGTGTGGGATACTGTCCTTCTGTGTCGTTAGGTTCTGCATCTGGTAGAACAGGGAATATTCCCGACCACCATTCTGCATGCTCCGGCAGTAGTGCAGGTCAGCTTCAAGAACAGACCAATGCAACACCACGCGGTGACGCTGAAGGATTGGGTTCAGCTGGTTGAGTATACGGACCTCTTTCTGGCCGGATGAGTAAATACCCTTGGCATCAATCGTCAGACTCTGCCGCTTAATCTCACCACGGTACATGTTGGTCACTGCACCATGGCCCATGTTATCCTCAATGGTTACGTCAGTGGCACCGTGGGCTGCAAGGAACTTGACGCATGCTGCGATGTTCTCTTCCGTCTGCCCACCGTGGTACACATGCATCCCTGTGACATGGATATACGGACCGATGCTAGCGGTGACGACACAAACTGATTCGTCAGTACCGCCGCCAGCGGTGTCGAGGAACGCCCTCTGGTTCGTGAACTTGACATAGGTAT